TGCATTTATTGCAAACAATAAGATTCATATGCGATGGAATGGTAGAGTTTATGTAGGTAATGCACACGGAATGGAATTTACCACTGCTGGACCAAAAGAAATTATAATTAAAAAAGGAAGATATTAATATGCCACTAATTCCTATGGTAGTTGAAAAAGAAGCAAACGGCGAACGTTCGTGGGATATCTATTCACGTTTGATGAAGGATCGCATCATTATGTTAAACGGTCCAGTAGAAGATACAATGGCTAATGTGATTATGGCACAGATGCTCTATCTTGAAAGTGAAAATCCAGACAAAGATATTAACTTATACATTAATTCGCCAGGCGGTTCAGTAACAGCAGGTCTTGCTATCTACGACACTATGCAGTACATCAAATGTGATGTGCGTACTATTGTTGCAGGACAAGCAGCGTCAATGGGCTCGTTTCTAGCACAAGCAGGTACATCAGGCAAGCGTATTGTACTGCCAGAGAGCCGCACAATGATCCACCGTGTTAGCTCAGGCACACGAGGTACTGGAGGCAGTGTACACATCCAAGAAATGGAAATGGAAGATAACATTCGTCATTTGAAAGAGTCTAAGCGATTAAACGAGCGTCTTACAGAATTGTATGTTAAGCATAACAGCACAGGTAAGACTTTTGAAGAATTATTTGAAACTATGAAGTTTGACACGTTCTTGTCAGCACAAGAAGCAGTCGATAACGGATTTGCAGATAAAGTAGTGGAGAAGAGATAATGGAAATAGCAACTAAAGATCCTGGTAAGAAACATTTTTATCTTAGTTTAGTTAAGAGTGCAGTGCGGTTAGCAGGTTGTCTTGGAGCAGCCGCAACAGGATCAGTAGTGCTATTGGCATTCTTCTTTGCTGTAGCTGAATTTATTGGAATTTGGGAAGAACTATAATGTCAGCAGGCGTAATTGGTATAGGAGCAGTAATGATGATTGCTCCTATAGGTATAGGCTTAACATTGTACTATTCGTACGTGTTTTCTCAAATAGGAAGAAACGATGACAACTAAGTGGCATGGAGGTAAAGGTAGTGGAAGAAGAAAAGGTGCAGACGATACAAAATACAGAAACAACTACGAACGAATTTTCGGTAAGCGAAACAATAGCAAATCTCAAGGGGATTCCGACCAGAAAGGATCTACAGAACATACTAAGCCAAAACGTTCTAGTAGTTGATTTTACAAAACTTAACGGTGACAAGCGTGTTATGACCTGTACACTGCGTGAAGATATGAAACCACCTGCAACAAAAGATGACACAATGAGTCAAAAGAAAGTTCGCGAAATAAACAGAGAAGAACTTGTAAGTGTTTGGGACGTAAATGCTAAAGGATGGCGCAGTTTTAGATATAACCGCATAAACAGTGTAAATATTGTAGATGAATACGAGCAAAGTTGGTATTTTTCCAGTTGACAAACTTTATAAATATATGCTATACTATAATTAAGTTAAACAAAGTAAGGGAATCTAAAATGAAAAATTTAATTATTGCGTCAACACTTGCATTACTTGCTAGTACTCCTGTGTTTGCAGAAACAGCAGTTAATGCTACAATTGAAGATCATTACCGTACAGTAGTTCAACGTATACCTGATGTTGAGCGTGTTTGCGATACCATAGAAGTTCCAATTTACGGTACTGTTCAAGGACAAGCAAGTACAGGTGATACAGTGCTAGGTGCAGTTATTGGCGGCGCTATTGGTAATCAAATCGGTGGCGGCAGCGGCAAAGATGCTATGACTGTATTAGGTGCTATTGTTGGTGCCGATGTTGCAAACAAGAGAGGTTCAAGACAGCAAATAATCACAGGTTATCGTCAAGAGCAACAGTGTTATAACGAAACAACTTATACTCGTGTGGAGCAAGAAGTTTATAGTCATAGCACTATTCGTTTTAAAGAAAACGGCCGTTGGGTCACACTTCAATTTCAACGCTAAGAGGTAGCAATGCGAGATCACATTAACGGTTATAGTTTTAGTTGGACACAGCCATACTTGCCTACAAGCTATAATCCCTTCTATGAAAGAAGTATTCCACGTAGTGAACTAACAGTACAAGAAGAACTTGAACGACTACAAGAAATTGACGATCAAGTTACACTAATGGATAGTTATCCAGAAGCGGAAGCACTAATTAAAAATATCTTTAAATATTAACTTAAAGCACACTCTGCATACAGTATAGCTGATGCAACAGATCTGATAAACTGGGAGTGTGTTTTTTAGGAAGCGTGGCTGAGTGGTCGAAAGCACCCGTCTACTAAACGGACAGACGTTGATAGCGTCTCGTGGGTTCGAATCCCACCGCTTCCGCCAATATGTCAGCGCAGGTTTGCTAGCAGCATAGACACGACTAGGCGTCACGAGTCGCCGCTGTGGCAGGGTTCGATTCCCTGGCTTGACTCCAAATTTAAAATGCTATGAACACTTGGAAGATACTAAAACAAGAAAAAGATTTGCCTATGATTAACTTTAGTCAAAATAAAGTTGATTCTGATGGATGGCACGATAATGCAACTCAGTATCTTGTTGAAAATTTTTTAATTTCTAAACAAACGTGCATAGACATTGGAGCAAGTTACGGATGGTTTAGTATACCGTTTTCTAAATACTTTAAAAAAGTTGTATCTTTTGAACCTCATAAAGATGTTTACGAATGTTTTTTAAAAAATATTGAAAATGCTAATTGTAAAAATATTGAAAGTTATAATTTTGCATGTAGCAATAAAAATGAAAAAATGTTTTTCCAAGCAAATGCGTCTACAGGAAGATCTCAAGTAGTAGATTATAATACACAAATTAGAGTAAAAACAAAAACAATAGATTCATATTATTTTCAAAATGTTGATTTAATAAAAATAGATGTAGAAGGACACGAAGACAAAGTCTTACAAGGTGCAAAAGAAACTATCATTTTTAGCAAGCCAGTAATTATGGTAGAGATACATTGTACTAGATCGCAAGAAAGTTTCTTACATAGACAGAAGATTTTTAATTTTTTAAACGAGTTAGAATATAAAATAGTTGATGTGAGAAAAAATGATTTTATATTCAAATATAAATAGAACTTATTGTAAATTATATAAGTAAAATAACAAGCCGGATTAGCTCAGTTGGTAGAGCAGCTCACTTGTAATGAGAAGGTCGCGAGTTCGACTCTTGTATCCGGCACCATTACTAATAGGAAAGGATTATGGAATTGCGTGAACAAATGATCAATGCAGCACGGAAGCATGCAGAAGCAGAACTAGAATTACACAAAACAAATGTCGAAGTTTATATGCAAAAAGTTGTCGGAATTGGTGAACATTCGGACATTATGGAAACTATCCAAAAAGAATTAGACGCAATGGCTGCTGCCAATGATAGATTAGAAATGTTGGAAAAATATTTTTAATGTATGTATTTGACGATGTATACCCTGAGTTTATGCTAGATTATTATAAAAATAAACTAGCATCTCATTTTAAAAAAATGACAGACGAAGGAAATCATTATTTTCATTTTTATCCAACTAGAAATATAAGATTTCTAGAAGATGAACAAATAATTACAGACATTACAGAATATATTGAATCAAAATTAAGAGTCAAACTAACATGCAGAGGAGCTGAATTACAAACTTGGCCTATAGATTCGTTTTCTCCTATGCATATACATGACGAAGCACAGAGAGCAAGTAACGACGAAGACTTCAATAGTATACTTTACTTAAATGATGATTTCGACGGCGGCGAATTTTTTACCGAAGACGGAATTACAATAAAACCTAAAAAGAACAGATTAACGTTCTTTAATGGTAAAGAAATCGGACATGGCCTAAATAAAGTTTTAAAGAGTCATAGATATACTATTGTTTTTTGGTGGCAAAACACAGAATTTTATTAAAATACAGTTATAGAAATAAAAGTAGTTGACAAAGATAAATATATTTCAATTTCCAATACATAGATAAACAACTGACAGAGGATGATATCTCATGGCAAAAACACTAAAGACTAGTGGTAAAATTAGGAAAAGAGCTAAAATGAGCTCACATGGTGCATATCGCGAAAAGCGCAAGCCTAATTCGCCTTTAGTACTGGCTAAGAGAAGAGCAGAAGCAGCATCTCAGTTTGGCAAAGATCCTGCCTTTAGAGAAGCAATCTATGGCATACTCCAAGAAAGTAATTGATCACTACGAAAATCCTAGGAATGTAGGCAAATGGGATCCAGACACTGATGGTGTGGGTACTGGCATGGTCGGTGCTCCAGCTTGCGGTGATGTAATGAGATTACAAATCAAGGTAAATGATGACGGTGTTATTGAAGATGCAAAATTTAAAACCTATGGTTGCGGCAGTGCTATTGCTAGTTCTAGTCTCCTTACAGAATGGGTCAAGGGCAAAACTCTTGACGATGCCACTGAGATTAAGAACACCGACATTGCTAGAGAGCTCTCCTTACCCCCAGTAAAAATACATTGTTCAGTTTTGGCAGAAGATGCAATTAAAGCTGCTATAAAAGATTACAAAGAAAGATACAAGGAAAAATAATGACAGCACAAACCCTTTTACTAATATTAGTCAACACTGTGAGTGTTTGGCAAACAATTAAGAGTGTTCTATCTGCATTTTTTGGAGTTTCGTCTGGAGAAAGAAGGCAAAGAGATTTTGCAGACGGTAATCCTATCATATTCTTACTTGTAGGTTTAGGCATGACAATGGTGTTTATGTTAAATATATTTCTTTTTGTATATTATATTGTATAAGTAGTAATAAATACTTTACAATGTTTAAAGCAGTCAAGGAAATTATTTGGCACTTAACTTGCAGTAGTTGCAAAGGCTACTTTACTTTTGCAACTATGGAGGACAAATATTGTATTGACAGAGCTGTTTTTCACTGTCCGCATTGCGGTACAAAAGCAAAATGTGAAAAAGTGGTTGACATATAAATACAAAGAAGTTATAGTATATACATACTTAGAAGGAATATTAACATGTTCAAGACAGCAACAAATTATTTGTATTGGTGCCCGCCAGGAGGTAGGGGTTTGTCTTGATGTGACTTTTTAGTACGTTGAAAGCCCCTAGCAGTTAATTCAGTTAGGGGCTTTTTTTATGGAGGAAGTAAAAAGTTTAAGTCGGTTCGGTACAGTTGGAGTGGTACACTGGTCTCCAAAACCAGGATTAGAAATAATCAGGGGGTTCGAATCCCTCAACCGATGCCAATTACGGGGTATAGGCTAGTCTGGTAAGTCGTTCCGTTTGGGGCGGAAAGATCGCAGGTTCAAATCCTGCTACCCCGACCAATTTGGGGAGGCTGGGCACGAGTGAGCCCACCGGACTGTAAATTCGGCGCGAAAGCTGTGGAGGTGCGAATTCCTCCCTTCCCCACCAAACATGTGAGCGTGGTCGAAAGGTTAGGCAACGGATTGCAAATCCGTTTTATGCAGGTTCAAATCCTGTCGCTCACTCCACTAAGTTGTTGATTTTAAACAAGATCATAATGGTTGACACAATAGCAAATCCTTGCTATAATATATACATAAATTAGGCAAACAAATAGGCACACAAAATGGCAGATATATTCGTTATTAGTGATACACACTTTAACCACGAAGCAATCCTTACCTTTAAGGATTACGCTGGCAAGCCGCCTAGAACTTTTGACTCTGTAGAGCAAATGAACGAGTGCATGTTAGACAACTGGGCAAGTGTTGTGAAGCCAAACGATACTGTCATTCACTGTGGAGACGTTCTGTTTGGTATGGACAAAGTTGACTGGATGGAGCAAAACTTTACTAAGTTACCAGGCAAGAAAAGACTTGTACTAGGTAACCATGATAATGTAAAGATGCTTACTCCGTTCTTTAAAGACATTCAACTTTGGATTGACAGTGTTCCAGGGTTAATTTTAACACACACTCCGTTGCATCCAACTACACTTGCTGAAAGACATAGATGGGGCGATGAGCCAAAGTTGAACGTACACGGACATATTCACAGTAATCCTTCACCAGAAGGTCCTTACAAGTGTGTTTGTGTTGAACAAATTAACTTTACGCCAATCAGCGTTGAGGATTTAGTATGAGCAAGTACACAGCAAAGTACTTGAAGCCCACCTCCTTTAAGTCTAAGGACCATTGGATGGTGGGCTTCGTTTGGCCTGTAGCAGGCAGCAAGGGCAACGAGTACAGTGTAGAATTACACGACAAAGGATTTGATTGTGATTGTCCAGGATTTACATTTAGAGGATCCTGCAAGCACTCAAAAGCAATTTTAGATAAAGTAGAAGGGGCGATGGAATGGTAAGAACACAACCAAACTATATTATTGGAGCACTAGAAACACATTCCAGTCGTATTAACAAAGAAGATATCATTCGTGCCGCCCACGAAGAAGGTCTTCCAGAGTTCTTTGAAGGATTGCGTATGGCATTAGATCCGCTTGTAACATTTGGTGTAAAGCAAGTACCAGAACGCTCAGACGTGCTAACTGGACAAGGACTTGCGTGGCCTGTGTTTAAAGAACTTGCAGAAAAACTACAAAATCGCGAACTAACAGGACACGCCGCTCGTGATGCTATTGAACTAGCAATGAGTGTTGCTACAACTGAACAATGGAACGGTTGGTACCGCAGAATACTTATCAAAGACCTACGTTGTGGTGTAAGCGAAAAAACTGTAAACAAAGTAGCACCAGGTACTGTTCCTGTGTTCACTTGCGCTCTTGCACACGACTCAGCCAAGCACGAAAAGAAAATGGTAGGTCAAAAGCAGATTGAAATTAAACTAGATGGTGTTCGTGTTATTACAGTTATTCAAGGCAACAAAGTAGAAATGTTTAGCCGTAACGGAAAACAGTTTCACAACTTTGGACACATCATTGCAGAGATTGAACAAGTAATTGCTAAGAAACCTGTTCCGTATGATCTTGTTCTAGATGGCGAAGTAATGAGTGCTAACTTCCAAGATCTTATGAAGCAAGTGCATCGCAAAGAGAATGTAGAAGCAAATGATGCTGTACTACATTTGTTTGATATAGTTCCTCTAGAAAACTTTCAACAAGGTGTATGGAATAAACCACAACACGTTAGAAGTCAATATGTTAGCGTTTGGGTAGAGCAAAATAAAGACGTCTTAGAGCACGTACAAGCATTGGATTGGGAGGATGTAGATCTAGACACCCCTGAAGGACAAACACGCTTTACAGAGCTTAATAAAGCGGCTGTAGACGGTGGTTACGAGGGTGTAATGATTAAAGATATTGACGCACCATATGAATGTAAGCGCACACACGCTTGGCTTAAAGCAAAGCCATTTATTGAAGTAACATTGGAGGTAAAAGAAATTGAAGAAGGTACTGGTCGCAACAAAGGGCGCCTTGGAGCGTTTGTATGCGAAGGAGTCGACGATGACAGACAAATTACTGTTAATGTCGGTAGTGGTTTCACTGATGCTAATCGTGATGATTTCTGGAATAGTCGCAACAGCATTATCGGAAATTTAGTAGAGGTAAGAGCAGATGCTATTACAAAAAATCAAGACGGTACTTACTCGCTTCGCTTCCCAAGGTTCAAAACGTTCCGCGGATTTGAAGTACACGAAAAGTTA